GTGGTGCCAGACAGTGTTCCGCTGACCGTAAGGCCAGATGAAATGGTTCCGTTACCGCTGATAATCAGGTTTCCGCCAGCAATAATGTTGCCTGTCGTGGTGATTGTTGGAATAGAAAGAGTTTCAACAAAAACGCCAGTCAGAGCTTCGATTCGTTGGAATAACCCACTTACTCCAGTAATTGTTAAACCAGAAACACGAGAAGTAAAGACGCCCGTTGTACCGGTAATTGAAGTAAACCTTCCAACATTACCCGTGATAATGGCGCCGGATACGTCACTAGTGAATACACCTGATACGCCAGTAACAACCGTTGCGTTAACAGATGTACCAGTAATTGCAGCGCCCGATAATTGAGTAGTGAAAGCTCCGAAAGATCCGGTAAAGTTCGTAAAGGCACCCGTTGCGCCAGTAATGGTTGTTCCTGAAAGTTGGGATGTAAAAGCACCCGAAACTCCAGTTAATGTTGCAAATAAACCAGTAGCTCCGGTGATAGTTAAACCAGAGAGCCGTGTAGTGAATGTGCCACTAACACCTGTGGTGTTTGTACTAAGAATCGCGTCACCAGTAATGATCGCGCCAGATAAACGGGTTGTGAAGACACCGCTAACCCCCGTAATATTGCTAAAGCGTCCTGCGTCACCGGTAACAACGGCACCTGAAATTTGAGTCGTAAAGACCCCATTTACACCCGTAACGTTTGTACCACTGATATTTGAAAAAATACCGGTTGCACTGTTAACGGTTTGTCCGGATATGTTGTTAAATAAACCTGTTGTACCAGTAATTGTTACCGCATTGACACGGGTAAAATTACCAGTACCAACTGTTTCCGTACCGACCGTTAATGTTGTGATATTTCCGGTTGTGGCATTAACGTTTAAACCGTTAATTTGAATACCAGTTATCGTCGCACCACTTAAAACATTTTGTACCTGTGCGTTACCAGTAACAACTAGGTGAGCAAAAGTACCAGTGCCACTAACGTTGAGTACGTTGGGGTTAAAAATTCCGCTAACTGTTAAATTGTTGGCAACAACCAGGGAGCCGCCAATTGTGATATCTCCGGTTGTGGAGTTAAGGTAGTAATTGTTTAAATATTGCTTTATATTGGCAAAATTTAATTTTTTATTCTTTAAACCGGGGTCTATTTCTGCAACGTCAACGACCATCAGCAAGTCGTCATCATTGATTGATGACGACAAAATTGCTGGCAGCTCTGTTATACGCCTATTAGCCACTACACAAACACGAGCTTTATAAAGTAAATTATAAAAGACCTGTGTTTAGCTTTATTTCATTCTAATTTCAACCCTGGGCAAAATATTGGTTGCAAAATACCAGGTACCTTGGGCGCCCAAAACCAAGCCACAGGCCATTGCAAAAACTAAAATTAATTCTGCAATGGTTAAATTGCGTCGCACATAAACAACTTGAGGGTTTTGTTGAATTGGAACTTGAAAACTGGTTTGTGCCTTTTGTGGAGGAGTGGAATATTCCTCTTGTGCAGGACGAAATTCTTGAGCCTGATCCTGACGTTGAAGCATGGTTATCCGGATCGCTTCTTGACGCGCCCGCTCTTTCAGGGACTCAAGCATTGCCGGATCAAGCGTCCCAGGAAGAGGGTTTTGAGGCGGAGTGGTGATTTGAGGTGGGGTGCTGTAAGGAACCTGGTCTTCCATAATCATGCAGAAAACTAATTTACACCCTAACATCTAAAGAGATCGTTTGAAGCAATGTCATCAATTGGTATCAGAAAAGGATTAGAAGACATTGCCCATGAGCTGAAGGGTGTGCGAAACATCCTGGCATCCATGTGGCATAGCCGGTATCAAACCGAAGAAACAGACAGGTTAAATCCACAGGCTTTTACTGATGAGTACATATCCACTGAAGAATGCTCTCGTCGCCTGGCAGTTTCTGATCAAACCATTCGAAACTGGATTGCAGTCGGAAAAAAACAACCAGAAAAAGGTTGGACTGAAGGATTGCATTACGTCAACATTGCTCCGGATCCAGGTAAAAAAGCGGTTATCCGTATTCCTTGGAACTATTTGGTAATGTCCTTTTCCAAGAATAAGGAAATTAGCTTGTCCGATTTCTATGGAAACAAATATAAAAGTACTCAGGAAAAACTTGAATAATGACTAACCGATTCCAAGATATTGATTTATTTAATCTCACAGTTAAGAACTGTTTTGAATATTTACCTGAATCCTTGTTTAATCAGGTTCAGGAATTTTTGCCGCCTTCTGGTTCTTTTGATGATGGGTGCTTAAGACGTTATTTAGAAAACATTAAAAATTATGAAGAAGAAGATGTCAACTCTGGAATGACATTGGCGAACAGGTTGCGAATTGCTTTTGTTGATATGAATCCAGATACTATTTGTGGTAAATTTCCACAGGCGGAACTTCCTCTGAAGCGCCGATTAAGATGCGTTGCAGAATACTTAATTCGTTCCGGGGAATTCGATAAACTCCGTGATGAAAATAACAAGCTTATTAAAAAACGAGGCAACCTAGGCAAGCTAGTGGTCATTTACAAACCATTACCAAAACTTCTAGAATCTCTTACAAAGCAGGGATTGATTCCAAATGAACCGTCGAGAAAAGTTGATTCACTCTGCGTTGCAGGGTGATGTAGATGAAACTAAAGCCAAGATGCTTGGCCAGACGGTTGATTTTATTTTGGGTGACATGGGTGAAATGTACTACCGTTTCTGGCAGGCCGCTGGTCCTGGTGTGATTTGTTTTCAACCAAAACAGGAACGCGGGGTGTTTTATATGTCGTTAGAGGAAATAAACAGTGCAAAAGAAGCGTTTGAGCGGGATAACAACCACGATCTGGTAGAAACGTTCCGTCGAATTCTGGAGGCCGCCCAAAAAATTGATCCCGAAGAAAAGGCAGGTTACATCATTAATGATGATGAAGGGATTCGTTATTTGGAAATCGATTACAACAAGGTAGTGGACGTATGAGCATTCGTCGCGTTACCGGCAGACGCGAAGATCTTGAATTGATAACGCCCACGGAGTTGGTACAGGCTGCCAATATTGTCATGGGTAGCATCAATCTAGATCCCGCCAGCTCTAAAGTAGCTCAAAACTATGTGCAAGCTGATGAGTTTTTCAGCCCACAGCAAGATGGGCTTAACATGCAACAGTGGTTTGGAAAAGTGTATCTCTTTCCTCCCAGTGGTTGCTACTACTTTGATAAAAAGTTAGATAAATGGAAGATGACCAGGGCTTCATCTCCGACCCTGGTATCGTCTCACGCTGTGTGGTTTCGTCAACTGTACCGAAAGTGGTTAGCCGACGAAGTGGAACAAGGTATATATTTCACCAACTGTCCTGACATGATTCGATACGAACAAAAAATCTTTGATTTTCCTATCTGTTTTCTGAAGACAGTACCAACGTTAATCAAAAATACTAGCGAAGGAATCGGACAGCACAAGACCTGTAGCTCATTTGTGGTGTATCTACAACCAAAAAGTAATTCCGGCGCTGCAACTATGAAATTTATTGAAACATACGAGCAATTTGGCCGCGTTATCTACTGAGTTCTGTATAGTTAAAGACGATTGATGGAATCCATGGGAATCCTTTGCGACACTGAAATTAAAGCATTTGCCCTGAACCAGGGAATGATCAAGCCGTTTACTGATCGTTTGGTAAACGAAGAAAGTGGACGCCGTATTTTGAGCTATGGACTTAGCTCATATGGTTATGACATTCGTCTTTCACCTAAACAGTGTTTAATCTTTGGGCGCATCCAGGAAGGAGTGTCCGATCCAAAAGATTTCAATCCCAAAATTCTTTCAGATTCTGAACTTTTAGAAGATGAGAAGGGGCAGTATTTTCTTCTGCCGCCTTATGGCTACTGTTTAGCGGTAGCAGAAGAACGTCTTCAGCTGCCTCAAGACGTGACTGTGATCGCCATGGGCAAGAGCAGCTATGCACGTTCTGGCATTATCGCTAACATTACTCCGGCAGAGGCTGGCTGGGAAGGTTATCTAACCTTAGAAATCAGTAATGCTACGGGTCAATTCAATCGCATCTACGCCAACGAGGGCATCATTCAGCTGTTGTTCCTACGTGGCACCCCCTGTGAGGTCTCGTACCAAGACCGGAAGGGTAAGTACCAGAACCAGGCACAAGAAGTCGTTTACTCCAAGGCCTGAGCATGAATCGCGATAACCTTGAGCAGAGGATGGATGTCCTTGAGATCTTGGAAAAACAAGTTGTGTTTCTTGAGAACCAAGAACTATCCTCTGCTCTGGCGCGGTTCCGACCAGAGAATACTCAGTGGGTTTTGAATATGCTTCAGGACTTACTCGGCCAGATGCAAGACGCCCTTGATTCTGAAGACTTTAGCCAAAATTGGAATTAATTAAAACCGTAGAAAGCACCTGATTGAGATCTTGGTTTTTTAGCGTATCCAACACTGCCTACAGTTCCGTATTCATCACCCATACTGGGAACTTCAACACCCCCAATCGTTGCTTCTGATCGTGGAGTTTCACCCCGTAACGTAGGTTCGTCAATAGATGCTTTCTGTCGAAATTTATTGGACGCCTTGGCGGCAGTAATGAAACGCCTAATGCGTGTTTGATCGTCATTAATTTCTGCAACGCCAGGACGCTCTTCTTCCGAAATACGCCGTAAGTCCGTATCGTAATTACGTTCGGGGTTAAGATCGGTTACTTCCGAACCAGAACTTCCTGAGTCCTGTCTTGGGTCGTAAGTAGGGTCAAAGAATCTTGGCATAGTATTATTGTAAGAGGAGTAACTCAAGTACTGAATATGATGCATAACGCAGCATCGTTCTTGGATGCGTTTGTACAAGATGAAGTAAAGTCACGTTGTCTTACGGAAGAAGACTTCGGTCAGCCTCTCGCAAATGAAGAAAATGATGTACCCTTATATGACATGTACAACCGAGGATTAGCGGCATGTCAGGAAGGGAACGAGAGGCAAAATCTTTCACTAGCAGAGGGTCAACGTCCTGGTCTGACAGGTTATATCCCCTCAGCGGAAGAGGGCTCAATGATGGGAGCCAGCCCGAAACCCAAAACTCTGGTGATGGAACTGGAAGCAGTACCGGAGGGGGAGAGGGACCTTTCCGCCAAACGTCGTGGTTTGCGCCGGTAGAAGACGATATCCCCTCCGACGTTGTTGGGCTTGATGAGTGTAAAGACGGTATTTGCCCTGTACCCTGGGCAAAAGCTGTTGACCTGTTGGAGAATTCAGAATTCCCTAAAGGTTTTGGAGAAAGCACTATTGAGTCTACGCTTCAGGGGCCTCCCGTGATTCAGGAAGATCCTGTAAACCATCCCTCTCATTACACTGATGGGGGCATTGAATGCATCGAAGCCATTGAGGCGGCTTTAACCATCGAAGAATTTCGTGGTTACTGCAAGGGAAATTGCATGAAGTATATTTGGCGTGAGCGCCATAAAGGCGGGACAGAATCACTGAAGAAGGCACAGTGGTATCTCAACCGGTTAATTGAATTAGGTGACGCTTAAAAAGGTTGTAGCTCATCTTCATCATCGTCGCCGTCTTCGTAAAACGCGCAGGCGGCGGCAAGTTCTTCCAGTTCGAGGTCGGTGGGTACGTCAAAATCCAGTTGGATATTTTCGTCCGCCAGAATTTCTTTAACTGCTTGCCATTCCATTAAACGTTGATGATAAAGATTCAATAGGGCTGAGTAAAGTTCATCCCATGTCATCTCCATGGCAACGATCTCAGCCTTACGCATTGAAAATTGGAGTTCCAGGGGCAGCTCAAACTCCCGTGGCTCTACTGATTTCTCCATTGCGTTTTTCATGGCTTTGATGAAACTATTTTAAGGCTAACCGGCAAATAACGATTCAATGGCATCTGTTTCTGAAAATACCCAGGGATCTTCATCGATTGCGAAGGAGTTGGCAAACTCCGCCAAAACGTATGGATTGATGTTCTCTTCCAACTGTCGTATGGCACGTACTTGGTTGGGAGCAGCGGTGTAATTACGAAAAGCTCTCATTAAAACTTCAGTTGAAAGCCAGGGGTTTTCGTTGATCTCGTGCAGAAAAAGTTCAACTTCCTCGCGACGCCTATCAATAAGGCCACCAATGACCCTATGGCTTTCATCAAAGATCCAATGCGTCATTTCTTCTGCTACAGCAGCCCAGTCTTCCTGTTGGATGCAATCAACAATGGGGCTGTAAAGAAACGGTTTCCAGCCTACCGAGTGAACAAAAGAAATCAAGCCCTGTTCCGTTAATCCATGCAGATGAATATCCAGATCTGCTAGAAGACCACGGATAGCTTTGACTTCACAGAACAGGTATTCCAGTGCTTTTTCCTTGGTGCACCATTGCCCTTTCTTAACGGGAGAACCGTCCGGATAATATTGGGTACCATACCCAATCGCGTAAGTACCCGCCTCATCTGCAGAAAACGCCTTCTCATTGAATCCTTCGTATTTACGAATTAAAGCAACAGCTTCTCGCAGATCAGACATGGGAGTACAACAAGTACTCCCATATTACACATATAAAAATACAGTTGTTATCGACCTTGGCCACGCATTTTTTTACGGCCATGGCTAGGCAAGCTATTTTGCCCTTGTCCTTGACGCGTTTTCTTAGGCTTGGACTCAAGTTTGACGCTTGTTACTGCTTTGGGTTTAGCCATGACGGGATTGAATTGGCGTTACCACTTTACCTCATCTACCATTTCACGCGGTGACTCCAGTACCTAGCAGACATGATTCCTGGATTTGAATCCTGGGCATTATGCCTTGCGTAATATGACTTTTTCCTGGCTTTATCTTTTTCTGTGGTTGGGTTCTTACCCGCACCTTCTACACCTTGCTGACCAAAACGGATAATCTTTTCCTCACCGCCTTTACATGCTTTTACTACATGCGATTTAGTTGCATGGCCAGGGGTACGACGTGGTTTGTTGCACGCCATTTTGTCTTTAGCAATCTTGGCTGCTGTTGCAGCTTTTTTTCTTTTATCTGACATTAGAGGCCCTTAAACATCGAAGCGAATTCACCGAGAAATGCTTGGCCAGTAGCGGAGTTAGGCGCTTCTTCCTCGTCATCATCTTTACCAATTCTAAAATAGTTTGTATAAAAATCTTTTGCTGTTTCTTTAGAAGTTTTTTCATCAACTTTTTTTTCCTCTTCCGGAAAGAAACCTTCAATCGTTCCAAGGGAGGCAAATGGATCTGATAGATCTAAACCATAAGTTTTCAACGCCTCATTTTTACCTGATTTAGTAAGCAATACCTGCTCGTTTCGATCTAGGTCAGGGAACATGTTGGTATAAAATTCATCCTCTGTTCCTTGGTATCCGGATTTTTGAAAAATAGAATATAACTCTGTTGTTGGTTTTGCTAAGTCATCTTTGTAATCTTCTGGACGATCA